GAGCAACATTGGTTGTTTCCAAACCCGCACCGCCACCGCCGCCCGCACCGCCAAACAATGATCCTCCACCATCAGTAGCGGTTGTAGCACTAGTTGTACAACTTCCACCGCCACCACCACCATACTCGGCAAAACCTGCTGATGATGAGCCTGTTGAAGCAGCACCACCGCCACCAATGTTGTTTTGAGCGCCGCCAGCAAATTGTCCATAACCAGCTTGATTAGGTTGCCCACCATTATTTCCAGTTGCGCCACTGCCTGCCCCCGCACCAGCCGAACCACCACCACCACCACCCGTCATGGAGCTTATTGCGCTATTTTGACCGCCCACACCCAAACCGCCACCAAAAGCGGCTAAATAATATAATCCAAGCGTTGCGCTATTGCCAAATATAGTATTACCGCCAACAGTTCCAACATTTCCATTTGTGTCATTAACAGTCTGAGTTGCACCGCCCGTTCCACCCGCACCAATGGTTACGGCTACAGTAGGGACTAAATCTGACGCTAAAAATGTTTGTATATTTCTAGCACCGCCACCGCCCGCACCACCGCCTTGTCTTATTGTTCCAGCAGCGCCTCTACGACCAGAACCACCGCCACCGCCTCCGCCCCACAGTTCAACCATGACAAAGGTAGCATTTGGCGGTTTTACCCATCGACCAGAGGAAGTAAATGTTTGAACATTTATGGCTCGGCTAGTTACAGCATAATTAAATGCGCTAGGTTGATTGGATTGAGGCATTTTAGTAATTCCCACCAAATGCGGAAACGGCAATACCAATGTTTGTACCGCCAGCCGCTACGGTTGTACCCGCATAGATTCGGTAAGTGCCTTGAATGTTCAAACCCACATTAGGAATTGTTAATGGGAACGTAGTTAATGCGGTTGTTCCCAAGGCGGTAACAGCAGTTGCGGGTATAGCAACTTCACCCAAGAAAATGTTTGTACTTGCCGTGGTATTAGCCGCACCGTTATTAATCCAAAAACGCACCACCGTTGCCGATGAAGTACCCGATGCCGTTGCACCATTGGTAGAAGCTAAACGGCACATGATTTGGTCAATACGAGCGCCCTCAGCACCCGCAGTAAAAACAAGCACCATAGCCGTTCCAACGGCTTGAGTACCGTCAAAAGCGGTTGTGTTGGTCATTGCCGTGCTAAGAATGGCATTTGTTGCGCCTACGTTAATGCTTTGCGTAAAAACAGGTGTTGCTGTGACTGCCATGATTAAAAACCCCCAAAATTAGTCTGAAGAAAAATATTACCCGCTGGCCCACCACTACTGCCCGTAGCAATCGTGATTGAACCTGATCCATTTGTGATAGAAATTCCGCTTCCTCCAGTCAAGGTTGCCAATGTGTAACTTGACCCATTGCCAATCAACAATTGACCGTTTGTAGGAACACTAGAAACGCCCGTGCCACCACCCGTAATACCAACTGTTCCAAATGCCAATGTGCCACTACCATCGGTTTTAAGAACTTGACCGTTAGAACCATCGGCTAAAGGCAAAGTAAAGTTGGTTGTAGAACTTGTGCTAGGGGCAAGTAAATTGACCGAACCACCCGCTGAAGATTGAAAGACTAAAGTTCCCATAATGTTCCTTTAGTAAGCAAATTAAGCGTTATGAATTATGCAAAAGTTAATCACAACGGCTTCAGACAATGTGCCACCTGAGATGTTGCGTAGTGAAATGCTTACACTACCCGCACTAAGAGCGTTGGCAAATACGTTGTAAGAGCCAGGCGTGGCTTGACCACCAGAAATGGTCAAAATCACGGTGTCATTAGCGCTAATCGTTGTATTATTTAACGTGAAAGTTGCATTAGTTGCAGTAGTTAATGAAGCGTTGTTCATTGTGATACGACCCGCAGACTTGTCCAAAGTCACCGCAGTTGTTTTGCTTGTCAATTGGGTAACAGTTCCTTGTGCGGCAGCTGAGTAACCAAGTTCGCTTGAAGCGTAAACGGTTGTTCCCGTCACGGCAGCGGGGGTTGTGCCACCAATGACCGTGTTGTTAATTGTTGAGCCTGTAATGACCGTGTTATTAATTGTTGAGCCTGTAATCGGAGGGCTAAAGTAAGCCCCCGCTGGCCCAACCAAACCCAAGCAAGCGCCCGCTGAATCAAACTCAGCTTGCACAGGGACAATGTTTGTAGTAGATGTGTTTGCAACGGAATTAGTGCTTGACATGGGTTTTTCCTTTTAGGTTTGATCGCCCACGGGGGTGATGTAGACGATGGATGGCCCTGCGGCTGACCCAATCAGTCGGACGTAGTAAGGGCTTGCGGGTACTGCCAAGACAATTGGAACTGTCATTGAGGCGGGTAACACAAAGTTCCCTGTGGTTGAGGCGCTGACGGGCAAGACTGCCGCAGCCACGTTAGCATCGCCAAGACTTACAGCAACATAGGTAGCGCCCGTGTTGATGAAAGAGGCGTAGTTAACTTGGTCATTGGTGCTTGCCTTAATCTGCGTTGCAGTAGTAGAAGAAGCCGTCACCGAAATGGCGGTTGTGACTCCTACGGGGCGTAAGACCGTGGTATTAGACATGATTAGCCCGCTGTAGTGGGTAATGGGCCTTCAAACCGAATCACATCCACAAGGTATGTACCAGCGGTAGGGGTTAACGATCCCGCAGTGACATTACCAAATTGGATGCTTAGTGTATTGTCGGCAGAGCAACGTGCGTCTGCGATAAAAACACCCGCAGTTTGAGCCGCTTGACAAGCCACCAAAACGTGATCTGTTGTCAAAAGGCCTGGCACGGTGAATGTTTGTGCCGCTGTAATTGCCGCTGCAACAGCGGCAGGGGTCAAGGACGGGCCAACATAAAATGTTTGCAACGCATTGCCACGGGCTAGGGTAGTAGAGGGCATGATGATTCCTTAAAAGAATGAGTAAATTGTAACGCTAAATAAAGAAAAAGCCATCCCTTTTGAGTGTGGCTCTTTCTCACATCACATCAGGATTTAGCTGAATGTGCTGAAGTCGTAGCCATAGACATAAACATCCATCGTAGCGGCTGCGCCTTGTGCCGTGCCAACATTCAAATACAGGTTTTGACCCGTTTGAATGCCTGTGGCGGCAACGGTGCGTTGTGACACTACGGTTGCGGATGTCAAAGCCGACAAAGCGGCATTGGCTACAATTCCTGTACCCGCTGCGCTAGGGGCTGTAAACAGACCCGCTGCGGCAGTTGTCAATGAAATTGAAGCATTGGTGAAAACCACATTGCTAACAGAGTAGTTTGTGGAGTTGTTGATTGCGATAACCGCTTGATCACCCGTGGAATTGACGTTCACACCAATTGCAAAGCCTAAAAGACGAATTGCTTGGTTAGATGCCAAATTGGATGGGTGAATCGTTGTGCTACTTGCTGGGCCTGGATTGCTCATGATATTTCCTTAGATTAAGTTTAGAACTAGAGGGGTGATTAGCCCCTCTTAGACCATTAGGCAGCGACTCGGCAAGCGAGTTCGGGGTACAGAGGGGCCCAGCCATACAGAACGTCCAAACGGGTAGGAATGGAATCATTGTTGATGGTGTACTGACGCACAACACGCATTGACAAACCAATTTCTTTATCGCTTGCACGACCCGCCCTGTGAACACCCTCGGGCAACTCAAGATCGCAACAGGCCATCGTGAACGCATTACGGTGCATGATGATGTTCTGTGGGGATACAGTGCCAACTTTGTTGAACTGAGTTATAGCTGCTGTGGCAGAGGTTGTGGGAATGGACACGTTTTGGAACTGACCCGCAGTGATCACCGCAGGGCTGACCACAACAGAGACAGAAGAACCAGAAGCAATGGCAACGGTAGTCTTCACAACAAAGTTGCGGAGTTTGTTTGTGCCATACGCTTGACGATTCTGTGGGTTAACTGCAAAAACGCCATCAATCTGAATGGTGTCGCCAGCATTCAAATTCATTGTTCCCGTGTTAGCCGCTGTCAAAGTGATAGTGCTTGTGGATGCCCAACCCGTAGTCAGGAAGCCCGTTGCAGTTGTGGTAGCAACAGAAGCGGTCACAGTAGAGGTAGAGTTGTTACCAAAGGTTTGGCTTACCACGTTCTGATCCATCTTCCAGTTCATGCCCGCAGAGTCACGACCCATCAAACCCTTTTCGTATTGTGTGCCAATACGGTCAGAGGGGACAAACAAACCCTTCAAGCTATCAACAATGGTTGCTGATGTGAAAGGCTCAACGATACATGATCTACGGCCATCACGGGGTGCGCCTTCAGAGTCAAGGAATGCGCCCGCTGTCAGGTATGTAATCAGACCCGTTGGGGGTGTTCCCGCAGTACCAACAATATTGGCGGTTTGCAAGGTAGCCATAGACAAACCATCACGGTCAATCTTGTTGGCAATAGCCGCAATAGCGGGCTTCAACACTCGGTCACTAAACATATCCAAGGACAAAGCCAAGTCTTGTGTTGTGAATTGTGTGTCAACGTGGAATTGCGTAGTCAATGTAACGGGAACTGAAGTCTCGTTAAAATCTTCTACATTCAGGGCGGGGCCTGTTGTTCCGATGAAACGGCCAGGTCTGCGGACATTGACTGTATTACCAATCTTTGCACCGACAACAGCGAACTGGTCATCATAGTTACGGTCAACTTCACTTGTGAAAGTCAACTCATTTTCCAAAACCATCAACGCTTCGTTGGTGATCTTGCTTATCGTCAATAAATTATTAGCCATTTTTGGACTCCAAATAGATTAGGTTT